GTGCCCGGTGCAGCCGGAGTGTAAAAACTCTCGTCTACTACTGTTACGCTTACGCCTGGTGAACTTAATTGAGCCATTGTGTTATCTCCATGAGTACATGTTCTTGTATGTATTTAGTGGTTTTGAACAAATTGTGCCAGTTATATACCCATGGAAAGGTCTTGAAAAGGCTTAAATAAAATATGAGACCATTGTGCGGCTGTGGCCGAGCGCCAGTAGCCATCAACTACTATAAAAATAACAAACCCTACTACAGATCAGAGTGTGGGCAGTGTGTTCGCGGGGTCAAAGAACCCAGATGGATGAGTGCAGGCTATGTTGTAAAGTCAAGTTGCGACAAGTGCGGATACCGTAGTTCACATCCGGAAGTATTCAATGTGTTTCATGTGGACGGCGACTTGAACAATTGCCGCCCAACAAATCTCAAAACTGTGTGCGCAAACTGCCAAAGGACTCTTCACAAAGAAGGTGTGAAATGGCGTCAAGGGGGTCTTGTTCCGGATTTATAAGTGTTTGTACTTGAGCATATAACTCATCAATGGTACTATTATTGTCCATTACTGCATCAAACTTGGTGCCAACCCATGCCGTTTCGCTGGCATGAATTTTACTACGTTTCATACGCTCACTGCTGATGGCATAACTCAGATTGCGATCACCTTCGTTCATGTTTACAGCATCATTGTACCAGTCGGGTTCAGGACCTCGGACAACACGAACAACAATGCCACCTGCATTTTTGATTGATTTGATTTCGTTAGGAAAACGACAGTCTGAAATCACAATATCGTCCCGACTGTTGCGTAGTTTGTTTTCTAAACTGGCAATCCAAATATCATCATGAAATGCTTTGCGGCATACCTCTGTACCCCAGTATTGCAAGATCCAACGCGGAGTTAGGTTGGGCATATTGAGTCGTTCGCTCCACCAAGGATCCACTTGCTCTCGCCATTCACGAGCTTGTTTTGTGCGGCCTTCCAGCATGGTTCGGTCCCATCCAAATACTTGAGCCACTGCGTCTTTGAGACTGTTAGCAAACGATTCTCGACGAAAACCATGAAAGTTGGTAAGATAATCCGCAATAGTATCTTTGCCAGAACCAATAAAACCACACACACCTATAATCATATAGCCCCCTAATAGTACTGCTAGTATATAACAGTTTTATTACAAGGTCAAGATATTTGTTAATCAATTATTGCATCTACGGCAATCGATATTCTGTCCGATTGTGGTAATCGATTGGCCGATACGGTGTGCATGATCCAAGAAGGAAAAATAATTAATTTTCCAGTTTCGGGTGGAATTGTGCAATGCCACGAATTGAATAAATTATTAAAATCTTTGTGTTCCTCAGGTATGGCATATTGGATAACAGTATCTAGCGGGGACAACAACACAATATTTCCATTTGCGGGAGTACCCGAACCCTTCACATAATATACAGCACTGAAGACACTGCCTGGGTGGCAATGGGGAAGATCTATTGGGTTAGAGTTGTTAATGTTTGCCCACCCTTTGGCAATTTTAAATTTTGTACCCGGCTTAAATCCCAGTTCCGAATGCATGATATCTAATCTATTTTGTATTTCGGCAAGTAACGGCTGTAGTTCAACTATTGTAAGATCTAATGGGCCGCTTTGATTTGGGTGACCCACTACATTGGCAACAGTTTTTCTGCAAAAACTTTCTAGAGCTTGATTATCTACTGATAAAAAATCCACCCCAATAGGTGTAGTAAATATGTGTTGGATGTCCATATAGTATATAACAATTTTACCATACAGACAAAATATTTGTTAGCCAGTTATGAAGTAATAACCAGTTCCACCAGCAATCAATGTTTCCAATTCTTTATCTAGATTGGTTAATTCTTCTTTTGCTTCGGCCAGTAATGCTGTACCGTTTAGGGTTATTGGTGATCCGGGACCAGCAATGGATCCAAATTTGCTACGTGCTTGTCCCAGCATTTGTTTGCTGGTGGCAAGTGTATAATCTTTTAACCATTGCTTGGCATAGGTATCTTGTAACAACACCCAGTCTGGACGGAAATTGTAACTTTGCACAAGAATCTGCTCACCCTGCGCAAATGGACGTTGCAAAATATCTAGCAAGTGGCTGGTTGGCTTCCATAAAAATTCAATGTAACTGCCAAACATACGTCCCACTAGTTTTTGATAGCCAGCAAACGCATCGTAAGTTGCTAGTCCGCCCATCATGCTGCCTGACATCAAGTAGGTGTTGGTATAAGCTAGGTTAAACGGCTCAAAAAGAGTACCACCCGCACCCATACCAGTTCTTGAGCCAATAGCTCTACGAAACACTTGTCTAACAGTAATAACTTCATCGGGCAGTCTATATTCATTTTGATCCTGTATCAATTCTAAGAACAAATAGCTTTCTTCCACGGCGTTGGGACTGCGCTGTCTGTAACGATTCAGCGCACGATCCAAAGCAGTTTCGTAATGTATAGGGTCTAATTCTACATCAATCATGCCGTCACCCAGCATTTGACGTACATAGTCAAAAACTTTGTTGCGTTCTGTTACGGAATTAGATTGCGTACTTGGGGCTAAATCATCCATGTTTTGTTCTCCATGTATATTTAGCTGGCGATAAATATCATATGCCACGCTTATCCCTATTCAAACCAGAAAAAGGACTTGATTACAAGTTCATAGACCGCCAATCCAGCGAGATGTTTCAAGCTGGAGGAACTGATGTTTATTTGCACAAATATTTGGGTGCAAATACCGCCGCTGACAATTCATCTGCTTCGCAACCTGTGTATGCCAATCGAGATGTGACCAACATACAAGATTTGTTATTTTTAGAAAATCGCGACGGCACATATGATACACAGATCTATAGAATTCGAGGACTTTACAATGTGGCAAACATTGACTTTAACCTAAGTCAGTTTGGCCTGTTTATCGATAATGATACCTTGTTTATGACTGTGCATATTAATGATTTTATCAAATACATCGGCCGTAAACCCATAAGCGGAGATGTGTTAGAATTACCGCACTTGCGTGATGACTTTGCGCTTAATGATTTTGACTTCAGCTTGCCTAGATACTATGTTATTGAAGATGTAGGCCGTGCCAGCGAGGGATTTAGTGTTACGTGGTTTCCGCATCTATATAGATTAAAACTCAAACGTGTGACAGACAATCAGAAATTTGCCAGTATCTTTAATGAGCCTGCAAAAGATGCCAACGGCGATCCAGTGGCAAATACTTCGCTACGAGACTTGTTGAGCACTTACAATGCTGAACTCAATATTAACGATCAAAATGTGGCACAGGCAGAAGCTGATGCTCCTAAGAGCGGCTATGAAACTAGACAGTTTTACACCATGGCAGCAGATCCGTTTACTGGAAAACAAATATTGTCGACCGCGGACGAAACAGACATACGTGCTAGCAGTGTTGCACAAAACCTCAATGCCAGTGCAGTTGCAGGCGTACCACAGCGTAGTGGATATACCGGCTACTTGTTGGGCGACGGATATCCTGACAACGGGTACGAGTTTGGTTTTGGAATTCAATTTCCCAGCACTCCAGTAGTCAATGATTTTTTCTTACGCACTGATTTCTTGCCCAATAGATTATTCAAATTCAACGGCAACGGCTGGATAGCTTACGAAGACAGTGTTCGTATGAACATGACCAACAATGATACCAGAAACACATTGAAGACCAGTTTTATCAACAATACCACTTACATTTACAACGACAGTCAAGCAAGCGATGCTGTTAAATTAACAGCTGATGCTAAGATTATTCGAACTCATGTGCCATTTACATTTGCCACCAGCGCATATGTGGTGTTAAAGTATCAAACAACCACATTGGCATACGCATCCAGTGATCACTCAGGGTTGTTTACCAGTTATCAATATACAAATTTAGACGGAGTTGTTACTCCATGCATACAAATTAATCTACCACTAGTTCCTATCACAACCAACATAGATGGCGGTGGCGCATTCCAAAGCTATCCTCCACCTACCACACAAAAAGAAGACGGTGGATCTGCGGCCAGCGATAATCCAAGTGGTATTTTAGATGACAGCAACCAAGAAGTAATTCCGTTTACCGGAATTTGGACTGTTACATTCTATAACAACAGAGAAGAACAACGTCAAAGTATCAGTAAGGTACTTAAACCTAGGGCAGATTTCTAATGCAATTTTTCTACGACGGTCAAGTGAGACGATATATTACACAGGTTATTCGAGTATTCAGTAACTTTGTGGTCAAGTACGGCGATGGCAGTTTGCACAGAGTACCTGTTATGTACGGAGACCCTGATAGACAAGTGGCCAGTATCATACGCGGTAACAGTGAAAACAAGGTAAACAGTATTCCACGAATTGCTGTTTATGTGGAAAGTTTGAGCATGGATCGTGATCGCCTGGCTGATCAGACATTTGTGGACAAGGTTCAAATTAGAGAACGAGATATCAGTGCTGGCACATACACCCAAGGACAAGGCAAAAACTATACAGTTGAACGACTGATGCCAACACCCTTTGATCTCAAATTAAAAGTTGACATCTGGAGTGCGAGCACTGATCAAAAATTACAAATTCTTGAACAAGTACTGGTGTTGTTTAATCCCAGTTTAGAATTACAAACCAACGACAACTATATCGACTGGACAAGTATTAGTGTTTTAAATTTACTGGATATCAACTGGAGCAGTCGTACAGTGCCTGTGGGCAATGACAGTGGCAATGATATTGCCACAATAAAAGTATCAACTCCTATCTGGATCAATCCGCCAGTCAAAGTCAAACATCTTGGTGTTATTACAAAAATTGTTTCTAGTTTGTACGGGTCAAGCACCACTAGCGGCACATACATCGAAGGACTGGGAACTGATCCAGCAGGGTCTACTGTTAGTTTTGGCGATTTTATTGATGTACATACAGTGACTATTTCTGATTACAAAATAGAAGTATATGCAAACACAGTACTTGCCTTAGGCCCAGCAGGTTCGCTAATGCCAAATGAGCCCACCATGGATCCCAATCCTGTAAGATTAACTGCTCCAATTGATTGGTCCGAAATTTTTGACAGTTATCCAGGAAAATATGTTGCAGGATCCAGTAGTATCTATTTGAAACAGCCTGATAATACAGAGGTAATAGGTACAGTTGCGATAGATCCGCTAGATACCAGCACACTGCGTGTTAATTGGAATCCAGATACACTAGTGAGCAATACCGGAATAGACAGTGCAGGCAAGCTAGACAACATGCTGGGGTATAATGCCGCAGGTAGCAATCGTCCCAACAGTACTGGAACATTTGATGCCATCGTAAATCCGTTGACTTATGATCCATTGCGTCCAACGGGCAAAGAAATAATAGATCAATCTATTATGGTGGGTTTACGATTTTTATTAGTCGAAGACATTGGATCCGCTGATAATCTTAAAAATACCCAGTGGACTGGTGTGGCTGGCACTGCCGCTACAAATTACAGTACAGTATGGGGCACACTGGTGGCAAAAACAAACGACATCATAGAATGGGACGGCGCCAAGTGGAATGTGGTGTTTAATTCCAGTCAGTTTCACGACACCATGGTGTGGCAAACAAATACATATACAAGTGCTCAGTACATGTGGAATGGTATCTCATGGAACAAGAGCTTTGAGGGTACGTACAACGCTGGATCATGGAGAATAGTCTTGTAACAGAACGCATAGTTTGTAGCGGAGCATTGTTCTACGCCAAATCTACACGACGTTTCTTGTTATTGCAAAAAGCTCACGGTAAACATGAAGGCACATGGGGCCTAGTGGGCGGCACCAACATTGTTGGCGAAACCCCATGGCAGGGTCTACAACGAGAAATTGCAGAGGAAATCGGCAGTGTACCCGCTATAATAAAAACAATTCCTTTGGAAACATTTGTGTCCAACGACAAGGTGTTCAATTTTCACACTTACCTATGTGTGATAGATACAGAATTTGTGCCACACCTTAGCGACGAGCATCAGGGATGGTCGTGGGCTACTGTGGATCGTGCACCAAAACCCTTGCATCAAGGGTTACGCAATAGTTTTAGCTCAAAAACTATACGCACAAAATTACAAACCATATTTGATTTAGTAGATTTAATTTGATGCCAAATTCTTGGTATTGTGTATGAGTTTATGATAAATTACAATACAATTAGTTTTGTTAGGAGAAAAAAATGACTAAAATTGTACCTATGAGTGATCGTCTGGTTGTTAAAAAAATTGAGGACGATAACAGGACCAAGTCTGGCCTTAAACTCTCCGATGATACGAAAGAAAGGCCAACTAGAGGAACTGTGTTAGCAGTCGGTGAAGGACGCATGAATGACGAAGGCAAAATACTGCCCATGACTGTTCAACTTGGTGATACAGTAATGTATCCAAAATATGCCGGACATCCTGCCAAAGTTGACAACGAAGAATATTTAATTATTGAAGAAAAAGAGATTCTTGCAATCTTAAAAGAAGGGGAAATGACAAATGGCTAAAATCAGTCCAAGAATAGTAGTGTTTGGTGAAGAAGCCAGAGATCGATTGGTTCGAGGTGTCAATGTACTGGGCGATGCCGTCAAGGTAACACTGGGACCCAAAGGTCGTAATGTGGTTATTCAACGCTCGTTCGGACCACCCCATGTGACCAAAGATGGTGTAACTGTGGCTAAAGAAATCTATCTAGCTGACAAACTTGCAGATACCGGTGTGCGTATGATCAAACAGGCCGCCGCAACCACCAGCGACGACATTGGCGACGGTACCACAACTGCCACAGTACTGGCACAGGCCATGATTCGTGAAGGAATGAAATTTGTCACAGCTGGCCTCAGTCCAATTAACCTCAAAAGAGGAATAGACAAAGCTGTTGTGGCCGCAGTAGAAGAACTAGCCAAGATGAGCAGGCAATGTGATGATGCTAAAACTATCAAACAAGTGGCTACTATTAGTGCCAATAACGATGAAGACATGGGGCAACTGATTGCCGATGCGCTCATGGCTGTGGGCAAACGGGGTGTTGTTACTGTGGAGAATGGCACTGGATTGACAGACGAATTTACTCAGATCAACGGCATGACATGGGAGCATGGTTATCTCAGCCCTCAATTTGTCAATGCGGATAAACAAAAATGTGTTTTGGAAAATCCATATATCTTGTTGTGTGATCGTCCTATTTTAAACATGCAAGATTGCATGGATATTCTAGAAAAACTAGTGCATACCAAACGTCCATTTTTAATTGTAGCAGAGAATATTGAAACAGATATCTTGGCCACACTGGTTATTAATCATCTAAACGGTGCCATTGTTACTTGTGCAGTCAACGGCCCAGATTGGAAAAGTCCTAAACGCAGTCGATTGATGGAAGATTTGGCCATCCTAACAGGTGGTACTGTGATCTCTGATGCTACTGGCAAACGAGTAGAAACAGCCGAAATAGAAGATTGCGGACAGGCCAACAGAATTGAAATAACCAGAGACAGTACCACAGTTATAGGTGGTCACGGAGATAAAGAAAAGATACAAGCACGTATAGACACAATTCAACAACAATACGATGATGGCGAAACAGATGCATTTTTTGGTCAACTGGATTTGCTAGACCGTATTGCTAACCTATCAGGCGGTGTTGGCGTGATCCGTGTAGGATATGCTACCAAAGTGGAGTTGGGTGAAAAGAAAGATCGTATAGATGATTCACTTCATGCTACCAAGGCCGCAATTCAAGACGGAGTTGTTCCAGGCGGTGGTGTTGCTTATATTAGAATTAAGGAAAAACTCAAAAACCTCAAGGGGTCTAACGATGAACAAACCGCAGGCATACAAATTGTGTTACGTGCCATGGAAG